GAAGCATATGTGTTTTGCTACGGATTCTGCTATCGTACACAATTGTCAGAAAAATGAAGATGGCGACATATTCAAAATCGAGTGCAAAAACGAAGAAGTTGTAAAAGAGCTTAACTTCACAATGAAGCATCGCAAGATGCTAAATCTCAACGAACACTCTTGGAAGTGGTTTAAGAACCTACTTATCAACGGCGACTGGTTCTTAGAATACGTTATCAATCCAGATAAGCCATCTGACGGCATTTTGAAACTTATTCCTTTGCCGCCAGAAACAATGTATCGCATCGAAACTATTCGAGGCAAGTTGGTAGAGTATCAGCAATCAAAAGAAGGCCCAGATTATAAAGCAATTACTTCTGGCCCTGTAATAGACCAGACAGAATCTGAACTTAACCAATCTGTGGCTATTCGATTTGCTGCCACTCAAATTTGCCACATGAGAATTGGTGATGATAGAAAGACATTCTATCCTTATGGTCAATCGCTTATTGAACCGGCCCGTTCGCCTGCCCACCAACTTCGGTTGATGGAAGATGCGATGGTGGTGTATCGTTTGACTCGTGCCCCAGAAAGAAGAGTATTCTACATTGACGTGGGGCAATTGCCGCCATTTAAGGCAGAAGCATTCTTGGATCGTTTGAAGGATCAATTCCGCAAGCGAAAAGTTGCAAATAACAAGGGTGTGCCGGGAGCCAATCAGGTTGAAGAAAGATGGCAACCACCGGCAGCGGACGAGGATTACTGGATTCCTATTCGTCCGAATGCCAATACTCGTATTGAGACATTGCCCGGTGCCCAAAACTTGGGCGAAATTGACGACGCAATTTATTTCCGTAATAAATTGTTCACAGCATTGAACTTCCCGAAGAATTATCTTTCCAATGAAGATACCAATGCTACGAGAATTACTTTGTCTGCTCAGGACGTTAAGTTTGCCCGCATGATTGAAAGATTGCAAGGGCATTTTGAAAATGGCCTGATGGAGATTGCCGAAAGACACCTTCAATTAAGAGGTTTTCCAGAAGAGTCTTATGAAGACCTAAAGATCAAGATGACCCCGCCATCTGATTGGCGTGAGTTGTCCAGAAACGAAGTCATCACTGCTCGATATGCAAATGCAGGCACACTCAAGAGCGGTCAGTTAATGTCCGATTATGACATTTACAGATTGATATTGAAGTTCTCGGAAGACGAAATTGAAGAGATGTTGGCACGCTTGAAGCTACAGAAGTTGGAAGATTTGAAGCTACAAATTGTGGCACAAAACCCAGCAATTTTGGGTGTTGGTATTCCCGGCCAAGAGCAACCGGGTCAAGAATTGGGAGCCGAAGCTGGTGGTCCTGCTCCGCAACTATCACCCGATATGGGCGGAATGCCGCCTGCCGGTGGGCCTCCGATGGGTGCCCCGCCGCCAGCCGCAGACGCACCAGATACGCCACCAATGGATGGAAATCCACCACCGGCCCCAGAAGGGCAACAACCACCACAAGGTCAAGAACTCGAAGACCCAAGCGAAGACGACATAAAGAAATTCGATTTGGAAATTCAAGATTATTCTTCCGAGCAAGACCATGAGGACCGTGATCGCAGCGTAGGAGACTAATGATCGGATATAGACAATTATCGCACTTCTCTATGAAAAACAAAGCCTTGCTGGGTATTTCCGGCAAGGCTGGTTGTTATTCTTGTTGTAAAGTATTTCCTGCGAATGAAATTAAGGAATATACAGATGAAGGCGAAACGGCATTATGCCCTTACTGTTCTGTGGATTCAGTAGTGGGAGACGCTTCGGGGTATATTATCTCCGAAGAGAATCTGGAAACTGCTCGAAAATATTGGTTTTAGTACCAAGGACCAGCGTTCTCTATCTTTTCGTTGACTTTTTGCAATTGATGCAAAACAACCCAGATCGCTAAACCTATCAAGGCTGACGAAAAGGACATTTCCAACAAAGCAACAAAGACGATCAAAATAGGCAGAGCCATTGGAAGGTATTTGCCTATTTTTTCATAGAGGCCGCAGCACTCGTCGCACTTACAACCATTTGTATCTTTTTTGAATAATTTCATTCTTCCTCATCTTCCATCCTAGAATGGAAATACTTTAGTATTTCTTGGTGCATTCCTGTTTTATCAGTTGCCCACTCGTAGACATTATTTACCAATTTAATGTCAGTTTTTGGATCGTAGTCAAAATTCAAAATAATATTGTGGCGATCCATGTAGCCTCTATTCTTCAAGCTACCGTGCCATAAGTGGTGAATATCAACTGGAATGTAGTCCAAGACAGGCTTCTTCTTTTTCAATTCAGCACACCAATCCAACATATCAGACTTCATGTGTTCGGTGAACTTGGCAGCAAAACCATGTATATCCCAAGAATCGAGATAGCAATCGACCAAGAAAGTATCTCCGCTACCTACGATATTCTTGTCATAAATTCCAATATCTTCAAACACTTCTCTTCTGGCAGACCAAGCAAATCCGGGGACAGAAAAAGGTAATTCTTTTCGACGGCGACGTTCGAGCCAGTTTTTATGAATTACCTTTTGCCAAATCACACTTTGAATAGCCATTATTTTAGTGCCATCGTAGTGCAACATTCCTTTAGGCATGTAATGCACTTTTTTGAATAGCTGAACAATATTGGCTTTTTGCAGTCGGTCAACAGCTTGCTTGGCCCAATCTTCGGCAGAAAAAAGAACGTCGCAATCTAGCCAACCGAAATAATCACAATCGGGCGGTAATTTGGAGATGCCGTAATTTATCAGCCTCTCTTTTTGCCACATCACACTATTACTTCTTAATCGGTGAACACCCTCACCGAGCGGGATTTGAAACTCGTCGTTGTTGAAAGCACACTCGACGGTAATTAGCGGAACGCCCTGTCTTCGCAGTTGATCCGCAAAAATATGATAGTTCGATAGCAGCGATTTGAATTTAGCTGGGTTAAAGAACACGGTAATGGCGCAGAAACGGTTCATCTAGCTCCTTCTGAATGGCATTTGGACACACTCTCAGAGTGTATATATCTTACAGAATAAGCAAAATGAAAATATTATCTTGCGAGATAAAATTATGGCATTTCTCCACTAGCAGCGTCCGCTGTATTAGGTGCCAAAACGTCCCCACCCATGCTGTCGGGGGACTTACTAAATGACGACTTGTTGAGTTCATCAGCGTTCATCTGGTCGAGGATGGCGTTAATTTTGTCGTCGTTAAGTTTGCGTAAAAGTTCGATGGTCTTACTTTTATGTGTAGAGAGCGCTCTAGCAAGGGCTGCGGAAATCGGAGCAATGTCGCCACCAACGACCGGATTGCGATCAATCCCTCCGGTAAAACCGTGGTCGTCGTCTGAATTGTTCTCTCGATAAGAGACGTAATGCCTAAATGACAACAATTTTTTCTCCTTTTTCGTCGGTTTCTGCATACTTATATACATGCGACAAATGATTTTTAGTAACGCTCAGGGACAATTAACGAAATTGGCTGATAAATATTACAGGCCAGTTAATATATAGATGGAGCAATGGTTCATTTGAAGGTAAATCTTTTTGGCTCGAACCGAATGGCTCTAGCTAAGCATAGTCAAACCAGTATACAGGGAGTTCATCGAATATGAAAAGAAAACTTATAAGTTTTGAAGCCTTCGGCAAACTTCAAGAAGGTTCGCTCTCTCGTGCAGAAGAAGAATTGATAGCAGCAGAAGACGTTCTAGGGAAGACTTTAGGCGTTGATGTTGAATTATTCTGCTACAGCGAGAACGATGTAACATACAAAACACCAGATGGCACGTTTATTCACGCTGTTTACAAGCTAGAAAACGACCAAGTAATTCTTGAAAACATTGAAGAATTGGTAATTGAGGAAGAATCGGGCAAAAAAGCAGCACACGGTATCGTGACCCAAATGGTAGACGCCATTTTGGAAAACAACGACGCCAAAGCAAACTCCCTATTCGATGAATATTTCAATTCTCCGGTTGTCAAGCGTGAGTTGGTAAGCGAAGGCTTCAAAGTAAGCGTTTCCAAGCCAACCGGCAAGTTCTCTCCGCTTCGTCACAAGAAGCAAAGCCGCACATTAGTTGCCAAGAGAACCCGTGAAAGACTCAAGACATTGAAGAAATTGTCCCCCAGCAAGAAAGCAGAGATCGCTCGTAAGAGAGGCGTTGCTTCTAAGAAGCTCGGCGGCAGCAAGAATCCACGTTGGCGCACATACGCTCGTAAAGTCAAGAACATGAACGAGTGGAATGTAATGTGCGAGAACGTAATTGATTACCTAGATTACAAGGAATTTGGTCCTGTATTCAAGGATTCCGCAGTACGCACCGATGATCGTGGCAATGTTACTGACGTAGCAATTCCAACTCTCAGCAAGAGAAATGAAGGCAAGATTCTTTCCTTCAATTGGAAGACTTTGGATCACGAAGTTAAGGTTCTCCGTAGCGGTTCCAAGAAGGTAAATGAAGACCAAGTTTTCGTTCGTGCAATGGCAGATTTGAAGCGTTACAACAACATTTCTGACAATTCTGCCCTAGAAGAAACCCTCGAAGCAATTGTTTCGAGATGGCCGAACGTACTTTATCTAACACAAGACGAATTGGCACAACAAATTGCAGAAGCCCTTTCAATGGCTAATGCTACCAATTTCGATGATGACACATGCACGTTCATGGCAGAAGCCATTCTAAGAACTGCACACCACGCTTATACAGATCGTGTTAAGAAGATTGCCACTGTAGCTGGCGTCGGACACGACATTACTAGCGAATGCAAAGAATGCAAAGACGCTTATTTGGAGTTCAAGGCTGTTGCAGACAAGTTCTACAAACAGCTTGATGAATCTGATAACGCTGATTTGAGAGTATTCTCTGATCTTTACAAGGCTTTGCACGAAATCCACAAGATTGCTATCGAGAGCGGCGATGAAGTAACCAAGGTAGAAACAGCCGACTTTATGTCTGACTGCGAAGCCATTCTAAATCGTGAATCTCAGCCTAACCTCAGCTTGGCCGAACAAATTGTAAATTACTTGCAAGAGTTGATTGAAGCTAATGTTGATGGTGCGGCAGAAGATTGGGATGTTTCCAACACTACACATAACACTGTAAATGGCGACCACCCAAGAATGAATTGGGCTGCAAAGCAACACGATGCAGTACCAAGCAATCACACTGGTGATTGGGGTAGCGAAGCTCCTGTAAGCGACGGCAAGTCCTTCAAGAACAACTTGGATGACGAAATGAGAAACCGTAGCTGGGGCAATATCGGTGGTGAAGGCACCTATCCTTCGTTGAAGAATCCTTACGTTCCTGAGCCATTCGGTGATTACACCATGAAGGGCGAAAAGGGTGCTGATAAGGACGGAGATGATGATTGGAGCCGTTGGCAGTCTAGCGACACATGGCCGAACTTGAAGAATCCGTATGTACCGGGAGAAGCTGGTGGCACAGGTGGCACCGGCTACAAGATGAAGTCCGATAACTTAATTGTTGACAAATAAGGAGCCTAATGAACAGCAGAGATATGTTACTCATTGACTGCTGCTCCGATGGCGGCTTTGTCTTGAATCTCAACGAGTCAACCGATAAGGGGACAACGAAATTCAGGGGCAAGTTCCAAGAAGCAGAAGCCAAAAATAAAAACAACAGAATTTACCCCTACTCCATCCTTGATGAGAACGTCAAGAAATTGTCGCCAATCATCAAGGCCCGTGGTCTAGTAGGTGAATTAGATCACCCGACAGATAGCGTTATTCACTTCGAGAAAGCATCTCACATTGTCACAAATGTGTGGTGGGAAGGAAATAACCTGATGGGTGAGGGAGAAATTTTGAACACACCAGCAGGCCGTATCCTCAAGGCTCTATTAAACGATGGAGTTCGAGTAGGTATTAGCAGCCGTGGTGTAGGGAATGGAAGAGAAGAGAACGGTGTCTTTGTCATTGGCGAAAGCTACAAACTTATTACGTTCGATGCTGTAGCCGACCCAAGCACACATGCTGCTTTTCAGGAGAAAGTAGTAGGTCACAAAGAAAATGTAATCCACACAAGTGATTTTAGTAATTCTTCTACTAAAAATGAAGGTAGAAGTATAAATAAGGTAAATAAAGAAGCTCTTATCGCTTGTTTGGGTGGAATCATAGAACAACAAACTAGCAACATTAAAGCGAGGTTAGGCTAATGGATAATAAAATTGTAGAAGCACTAAAAAAGCTATTACCTGAATCTGAAATCAATGAGGTTGCAGGCTCGGTTGAAAAGATGTTGGAGCAGGCCAAGGCCACTCTCGAAAAAGAATACAACGAGAAACTTGAAGAAGCCTATTCCGAGCTTTCTAATGAACTAGCTGAAGCCGAAAAGACAGCAGAGAAGGGTTACGAAGAAGCATATGCAATCATTGCTGATTTGCGTAACCGTCTTGAGGTACAAGGCGAAGAGTACAATGCACAACTTCAGGAAGGCTATGAAGAAGCCTATCAGATGTTGAAGGCAGAGCGTGAGAAGAACAACCAACTTGAAGTTGAGATGTACGAAGAGTACGACAAGAAACTTCAAGAAATGAAGGACTACATTGTTGACAAGGTAGACCAGTTCTTGCAATTCAAGGGTCAAGAAATCTACGAGCAAGCTCGTCGTGAAGTATTGAACGACCCACGCATGGCAGAACACAAGGTCGCTTTGGACAAGATTGTGGAAGTAACTTCTAGCTATCTCACAGACGCTGACTTCAACGTAGTAACAAGCTCGAAGTTGGAAGCTGTTTCCAAGCAGATGGAAGAGATGAAGGGTCAACTCAAGATTATGGAAGCCCGCAACATCCGTCTTTCCACAGAAAATACAAAGCTCAACGAGTGGAAGCGTCAAGCCGAAGCCGTAATTACAGAAGCTACAAAGACCACAGCCGAAGACAAGAAGGCTAAGGTCATTACAGAACAGAAAGAAAAGATCGAAAAAGCGAAGAATGCAACGGGGAGAGGACACGTCGCTGAGGATACCGAAGTTATAGCGGAATATAACACGGGAAGCAGCGAGATGGATCAACTTTTGGTCCTATCTGGATTAAAGACACAATAAGCGATTCTAACTATCAAAGGATAAAAAAATATGAACGCAAATGCTAGATTTCTTAATGAAGCAAAGCAGTTAGAAACTCGCTGGGCAAAGACTGGTCTTTTGAACAACATCGAAGATAAATACGTCCGCTCTGCCACAGCAGTTCTTCTCGAAAACCAAAGACTGGTAAATGAAGCCAGCACAGATACGAGCGATATTGCTCAGTTCAAGAGAATTTCGATTCCTCTTGTCCGTCGTATCTACCCACAACTTATTGCGAACAAGATCGTATCTGTTCAGCCATTGTTGGGTCCAACAGGTTTGGTGTACTACCTCCGCTTCCGTTACAGCAGCAACAAGGGCGCAACCCGTGGTGCTGACAACAACGGCGGATTCCCCGGCGATGACGCCAACAGCTTGATGCAACGTGCTGATGGTACAGCCAACTTGGATATTTGGTACACACACCAATTCATCCAAGGCGAAGCTACTTCGGTAGACGATGGTGCTGACGTATCGGCAACGTATGCTCCGCTCGAACACACACCAATCTTGGCCGGTACTGTAACTGGTACTGTCTATGATGGTTCCACAGCAGTTCAAACATTCGTTGTTTCCTCCGCAGGTGCTTTCACCTTCGCAGATGTAGGTGCCCCTGTAAACAAGGCAACAGCAGGCTCTTTGAACAACAACACTGGCGAACTCAGCTTGACATGGAATAACGCCCCCGGCGCTAACCACGTTGTAATCAATTATGAGTACAACATGGAATGTCAGCAAGATTTGCCTGAGATTAACTTGGTCGTAGAATCGGAAGATATTACAGCCAAGACCCGTAAGCTCAAGGCCGTATGGAGCTATGAAGCTCAGCAAGACCTACGTTCCCAACACAACTTGGACGCAGAAGCTGAACTCACAGCAGTATTGGCTCAGGAAATCAACCTTGAAATCGACCGTGAAGTATTGGGCGACCTTCGTGACAATGCCGGTACGGTAACAGCTTGGGACTTCAACACAAGCCTTGGCGAAACGATTAAGGAAAAGTATGAGTCGTTGTATGTGAAGTTGGTAGAAGTATCTGCCGTAATTCACCGTAAGACTCTCCGTGGTGGTGCTAATTGGGTCGTAACAAGCCCAGAAGTAGCATCCATGTTCGAGACAGCCACAGCAGGCTTCGCACCTGCTCCAAGCGAGACTTTCACAAACTCCTTGGGTATTCAGTATGTTGGTACTGTCAACAACAGATGGAGACTGTACAAAGACCCACTATTCCCAAGCAATCAGTTGCTCATGGGTTACAAGGGCGATACCTACCTCGATTCGGGCTACTTCTACTGTCCATATGTACCGTTGACACAAACTCCGGTTGTATTGGACCCAGAGAGCTTCTGCCCACGCAAGGGTATCCTCACACGCTATGGCAAGAAGTTGCTGCGTGAAGGTGCTAAGTTCTACGCTCGTATGAGCATCGCAAACTTCATCATTTGACGGAAAGCCTTGCTAGACAAGGACTTACGACAAATATAAAATAAAGAAGCCCGGTCAGAAATGGCCGGGCTTCTTGTTTTCACAGATTAGTTAACCAAGAACAACACACTCAAGTCGTTTAAGTTCTTCTATATTTAAACCAAGAGTGATAACATCCTCATCGAACATGATC